AGCATTTCAGGCCAGAGGTGGCGGTCATCTTCTTTTCCAAGTCGCTTGCCTGCGCTTGAGTAGGGTTGGCAGGGGAAGCCCCCGCTGATGATGTCGATGTCTCCTCTATGATGTCGAAAATCGACTTTTGTGATGTCTGCATATGATATTGATTTAGGAAAATGGTGTTTCAAAACTTTCTGGCCGAACTCGTTCCACTCGCAATGAAAGACGTTGTCCCATCCCATCCATTGCGCTGCGAGGTCGAAGCCTCCGATGCCGCTGAAAAGTGATCCATGTCTCATACCGGAGACACCTTTGAGAGGTAGCACTTCCGAAAGTAGCTCTCCACGATGTGGCGCATGGTTGCCACCTTGATCCACTCCTCGGCCTTTGTCGGATCAATCTTCGCAGCCTTGAGCTCGTCCATCCGCTTGCGTGCTGCATTGCGCAGGATTGGGTTGCTGATGCAGTTGGCCGTGTCCTCCATCTCCTTCTCGATCGTGTCCTTCAATGCCTGCCACTTCTCGATGGTGGTCATGTCGATCTTGCCCATCTGCTCGAGGTGGTGGTACAATCGCTCCGCACCATACAGCCCTCCTCCGATGTTGAAACGGTCGAAGGCTTTCGTGATGAACTCCTCCCTGTCGAATGTCTCCTGCGGGAGTGCCTTCTCTGGTTTCGGAGAATGGTTGAAGGCTTTGATCCTGATCTCCTTCATGTAGGTCTCGAGCCATTGGGCGAGGGTGCGGGAGCTGAAGAGGTGCTCGTCGTTCCTTCGCGCCCCTTCCCGGAAGGCGATGCTCACCTCCTCGATCGTGAGGATTCGGTACTTCGTGCGGAGGTCGTTGGCGATGTCCTCGACGGCTATCTTCAGCACGTCGGGGTCGATCTGTTTTCTGCCCAGTCTGTTGAGTGCCTTCTTCACCTCATCGCGCAGGAACGCCCCGAGGTCGTCATCGTTCAGGGAGCTCATCTGCTGCCCTTGTTTTGCCGCTACGATGTCAGCGGTGAGTGGTGCAAGTTGGTTCATAATAGTCGGAGCTGTTTGATGTGGGTGTTGAATCGTTCGGTCGCTAACTTATGGTATTCGGCATCAATCTCCCACGCATCAAGGGCGAAGCCTCCGTCATGGCAGGCGATGGCGATGCTGCCGCTGCCGAGGTGAGTGTCGAGAATCTTGTCTCCCTCCTTTGCGTAGTTCTTTAAGAGCCACTTGTAAAGAGCAACGGGCTTTTGTGTTGGGTGGATTCTTTCTTCCTTATTAGCCGTTCCGTATCCTTGCAAAAAACCCGCCCATTTGAATTTGAATTGTCTAACTGCCGTTGAGAATGAAGTCCAAGCCAATTCGCAATCGGCAAACTTTCCAAAATTCTCTTTGTCCCAAACAATCCAACAAGGAGAGTCGTAAGGTAGTTTTGAAATAAAATGATTAGCACCCCAAACGATTTGTTTTTTTGAAATCCGCAACAACTCATCAAAGTATTCTTTATTAGGAGCATTCTTGTCCCAATCTTTCTTTTTGTAGTTTTTAGGTTTAACCTTCTTTCCTATGAAGTTTTTGCCTTCTCCACCTATATAACCTCCATCCATTCCAATCCCATAAGGAGGATCAACAATAGCAAGCTCGTAGGCATTGTCTGGCATCTTGCGCATGGCTTCCACGCAGTCGCCGAGGTTGAGGTTGATTTCTTTGTTCATATATCTGCGACGTTTATCATGTTGCTGCTGTTCTCCTCTGGCTTTGGTTCGACGAAGCCCCTCCACCCGTGCGCCATCGTATGGTGGAGGATGGCGATAGCCTTCTTCTCCTGACTGCCGGACATCTTGCCGAGCTCGGTGAGTGCTGCCTGCTCCGAGGCGGGGGATTTGTAGGTGAATCGGTGCTGCTGTTTGCGGTACTGCTTCCAGAGCTGCCACTGGCTTCTAAATGTGTCAGTCTCAAAAGGCAAAAAAACTTGTTTTTCTTCTTTACTCTCCTCCTCTTCTCTCCTCTCTTCTCTTCTCTTCTGTTGGTAAGGGGTAACCTCCACCCCTTGGCAAGGGGGTTCAGCACCCCCTTCGTAAGGGATGCCCATCTTGTCACACCACCCCCTTCGTGAGGGCTCGAGCGTTCCCTTCATTCCCTGCCAGATTGCGGCCTCGATCCAGTCCTCGAGGTTGCTCGGCTCGCATCCATCGAAGGCGAAGGCTGTGATCGCGTCGAACATTCGCAGACGCTTATCATCTGGCAGCTCTTGTAATGTCTTGTAGTAGCTTCTCAGGAAGCTGAACGCCTTGCGCTCTTCTGTCTTGTCGTCTTTCATTTTAGTCCAAAAAAGAAGCCCCACAACTTCAGCACGCCTTCGACCTCGCGCCTCCATTGTAGAGCTTAATTAGTACCTCATGCGTCCGTAAAGTCGAAGGGGACACAGGTCAAAGATACTACTTCACCCGCCTGATCGCCACGCGATAGCGAAAAGAATTGCTCGGATAAGGGTGCAGCGGGAGGATCGGAAGCCACTCCCCCGCCCTGCGCGTCATCATATACACCTTGACCGGGATGTCGTTCGATGCGCTCGCCTTCTCCTCGCGGACGTTCATGTGCATCTTGTTGTTGTCCTCGAGCGTTCGGGCGGTTTCCAGTACATTGCCTTCTTGGAATATCCTGAAGCAGATGTCCTGACTCCTGCCCTTCCCTTGCCATCCGACAATCGGCTTGTATTTGTATGCTCGCTTCTTGCTCATGTAGGCGTCCTTCATGTCGTCGGGGAAGTAGATGAGCACCTCCACCTCGCGGGCGAAGAGGAGCTTCCTGAAGATGTACCAGAGACCTCCGATGTTGCAGAACTTGCGCTCGGCTTTTTGTCTGATTTCAATCATCTCTCTTTGGTATTAAAGGTTTCGTTGTAGTATCCCTCTGCCGCTTCTTTAATTATACATTCAAGGTTTGGACTTGCTTCTATATATGCATCCATAATCACCTCCTTCTCTTTCTCAAGCATTGATTCAGCGTGTTCAATAGCACATTCAAAGTATGGGTGCTTCTCATAGCCGTGCTCATCTTTTTCTTTTTTAAGCCATTCAATATGCTCTTGTATTGGTGTTTTCATCTCTCTTTGGTGTTTAGATGTTCACGAATGTCAGCGGCCACTCCCTTGACCTCCTTGCAGAAGAAGAAGATCACGGAGCACAGGGCGATGGTTAAAAGGATGGGCTGTATCATGGCGTTTCAAATAGGTTTGCAAATTCAACGAAGTCGAAGCGCACGTTGCCGCCCTTGATTATCTGCCACACCATGACCGCCTCGAGGATGGTCAGATGCATGGCGAAGGAGTGGGTGCGCAGGGCAGGGAGCACGATGGTGCTGTTCTCGCTCTTCTCGACCTTCTGGCGGTCGGTGTCCGAGAGCTTGCTCATTAACGATCTGCGAATCATGACTTCCGTGCTTTAGAGATGAAGATGCTCTCCTTGCCGGGGGTGTAGTCGGCGGGCGGTACGATCTCGCCCGTGTCTGGGTCGATGACTTCGCTGCCCTTCAGGTGGAGCTTGTGCGCTTGCTTGCGCAGTTCCTCCGCATCCTTGAGCTGCTGCTTGAGTGCCGCATGAGCGTCGTCGGTGAACTTCCACCGCCCCGCGCTGCTGCGTGCTTCGATAACGATGTCGCCCTGCTCGAGCCTTCCGTTGTGGTCGGATAGCTCCTCCAGAGCGAGGTGCTCGATCTGCTTCATGCAGTCCTTCGCGACCTTCTCGATGTTGCGGAAGGAAAGGAACGCCTGAAGTGCGCTCTCGTTGCCCTCCTCGATCTCGGTGACCATGTTCGCCATGACCTCCTCGTATGTGTTCGGTTGGCTCATTGCTCGTCGGTTTTCAGGTTTAACTCCATCGACTTCGACTGCGCCTTCTCCTTCCTCTCTGCCTCCATCAACTTGTACAGCGCAGGGATAGCGGAGCGCATAAAGTTGTAAGGCGTGAGCTCGTAGAACTCGGCCATCTCTTCGACCATTGACTTCTCGACCTTCGAGAGTAACACATTGAACTGCTCCGTCCTTTTTGTCGGGCTGTCCATCAATTTTGAAAGGTGTTTCATTTCTTTCTTTTTGGGTTGGTTGGCCTCCCGGCCTTGTTTGACTTCTTTCGGAGACTCCATTGAAGATACTGGTAGTCCTCATCATAGCGGGAAGCATTGGCCTCCCGCTCTTTGATGAATAGCTCGCGGCTTGCCCCCATCACTTCGCAGCTTGGAACGGATCGTCACCTGTGAAGAGCGCGTGAACGTCCGGGAAGTTGGTGTTCATCGCCTCCTCGACCTTCTTGGTCATTGCCTTATGTGGCAGAGCTGTGAGGGCGTAGCTCGTTTCGAGCCCTGCCCCGGTGCGTGAGATTTTGAGGTCGTAGGTGTTGGGGTGTCCCCAGTCCTCGTCCGTCGCGTAGTTGCGCAGGGAGTCGAGGATGCTCTTCTGTGTGATCTCCCACACCTCGGACTGCTCCGTCTCGTAGTTCCAGACCACGAGAGCCCAGAAGTATTTCGCCTTGTCGCCTTCGCGGAAGTCGAAGCCCGCAGGCTCGTCTTCTCCGTTGCGCCACCTGATGGGCTTGTTGTCGTTCGTCCAACGGGTGAAGCCGTCGACGATCTGAAGAGACAGGACGCGGAGCTTGAGGGTCTCGCCCTCCTTGACTTTGGTGTAGCGTCCTTTGCTCGAGGGCATCTTGTGCCCCTCTGGGATAAAAGAGAAATTGCTCATGTGTTGGTTGTTTGAGCGTTGTGATCCGATTGAAGGCTCGGGTCGTCGCCTGTCTTGTCAATATCTTCAAAGCAGTCGTATATCGCTGTGATGCCGTCACCGATGGAGTGCCGACCATCGCCCAAGTATCGGACGATGTCAATCACATCTCCGAAGGGTACATGGATGAGGAGGGTGTTCCGTTGAAGGGTTTTGACGAGGCTGTCCTGCATGAAGGGCATCTCGTCCCCCATTTTTTGCAGGCGTTCGCGCTGCTCTGGCCGTAGCCGTTCGAATAGTGTTTTCATGATGTTGATTGTTTGAGGTAAAAAAAGAGAAAGCCCCCGAGGTGGGGGCGTGGGTGTTTTATGCTTGAAAAGGAAGTTTTGCTCCTGCTCTGAATTTACGAGTGCAATCACCAAAGAATGTGACCTTAATGAGTTGAGAGGTCTGCATGATTGAGGTGATAGGCAACCTTCCCATGTTGGGCAGAGTTACGAAGTGACCCTTTGCTACTTTGTCGATGGCGTCTTGAATTGTCATGTCGTTGGTTTTTGTTGTTTATTTCTGTTTGACAAGTCAAATATATAACTCTTTTCAACATTACCAAACAAAAAAAGAAAAAAAATTTACGCCCCGAGGAAGCGGTCGATCGCTCTCTGGATAATCTTGAAAGCGAACAGCCCAGCCAACAGCCACGCGAGGATGGTCTGCCACGTCGGGCGCGGCTCGTACTTGATGACCGGAGGAAGCTCCACCTCCTCGATGATGCGGATCGTGTCGGTCATGCACACCCCCTCGACCTTCAGAGTGTCGTGGATGCGCTTTATCTTGATTTTAAGGCGTTCTTTTTCGATTGTGATGGTATCCATCGGAAGCGACACAAACGTGGTCTCTGCGCGTATTTCTTCGATGACGATGGTGGTGTCCACGATCTCCACCTCGGGCGGCTGTATGATGCTCGGGTCTTTAGCAATCGCCCTCTTCAAATGCCAGTTCGCGGAGCAGGAGGTGAGCGACAGGATGCAGATGGCTGTGATAAGGATCAGCACCTTGAGGATGTCGGAGTCAGGGCGGTTGAGGCCGTTAGCTGTATGCAGGCGGGATTTGAAAGTAGAGAACCTTGTCATCGTCGGGGGCGTATTGATGCAGGCAAAAGTACACAAGGAAGAGACTCCCATCCTCGTAGACCTGATAGCAAGGGTTCATTTTTAGACCTCGAGGATGTGGCCGTCGATGATGTAGATGGTGTCGTGGTAGATCGTGTCGTGGTGGATGACCTTCTCGATGTCGCGCTCAAGGGTCGGGAGGAAGAACCTGACCTCGATCCACGCGAACATGGCGAAGGCGAGCAGAGCAATGACAAGCCATTGAATGAGCTCCCCGATGAATCGCTGCTTGTTCACTTGGTGACCTTATCGAAGAACTTGTGGTAGAACGCCTCGACCATCTTCAGCCCACCGAAGCCAACGATGAAGGCCGTGCCGTATTGGGATGATCCTGTGAGGTTGAGCCAATCAATCAGAACAGGGGCGAGGTAGTTGGCCGACATTGTGCCGGTGACTACGCTCAAGAGCTGCTCCTTCAGGTCGCGCTTCTTCTTGATGGTGATCAGACTGCCGAAGAATCCCCCGATCATCAGCCCGATGTTGATGCCTATCTCGTCCAGATCAAATTTCATCTTTTCCGATTGTCGTAATCTTCATTGCAAATTTACGAGGCAAAGCCCGCAGCAACTTGGTGATTGTGTTGCGTGAATTGTAAACGTCGAGGTGGCCGTCGCCATTGATGTCCTTAAGTCCCTCACCCACAAGGATGCAGCCGTGGGTATCTCTGTGATAATTTCCTGCATGGATGAGTATCTGCGAACGGCTGCCCGTGTCTTGAAGCCAAAAGGACTGCCCGAACTTGGGACTGATGTGCTTGATGACTGGATAAATGCCGCCCGGGATTCTTGAGATGTTGCGCTCGTTGTTTCTCCAAGGGAGCTCCAGAGTCTTAGCGACCTCGATGCCGTTGCGATCTTCGAGGCGTCCTGTCGTCTGCCACTCGTCCTCCTGCTCCCTGATGAGGTGGAGGCGTATCTCGTCGCTTTTAGCTGCCACTTGTGATTGTGTTCAGTTCGGTTTGCGTGAGGGCGGTGTCCCAGAGGGCGAAGACCTTGATCTCGTCGCTGTCGTCGCTGCTCTTCCCTGTGATGCGTATCTCGTCGAAGTAGCTCGCATCGTTCCACTCGGTGATGCTGTGCGTCTTCGTCTCTCCGTTCTGGCTCATCAAGATCGTCGGGGTCGCGCTTGCTGCTGTGCCTGCTCCACTCCATGAGACTGCGATCCGTGTCACGATATGCGTGCCATCGCTGTCGAAGATCGTTCCATCCGAGGAGACGACCGAGCCGCCCTGCACGATGCTGAAGCCTGTGTTGAGGGTGCGGATGCGGTTGTTGTTGAAGTCGGAGCTCAAACCGATGTCGATGAACCCCGTCACGCTGTCGGGTATCTTGCCCTCGATCATCAGCGTCCCTGCCGTTCCCGTGAGGATGCTATTCGTTACGATGTCCGAGAGGGTGAAGGTGGCGGCTGCTGTGCTGTTCTCCACCCTGAAGGATGGGCACGTCTCGGGGTCGCCCGCTGTGCCGTAGTGAAGGGCGGGGACGTTGGTGGCGATGCCTGTCTCCGTTGTGCCGTCGCTCTTCGTGCGTGAGGATGTCGCTGCTCTGGCGAAGGTGAAGTCTCCGTCTCCGTCCGTTGGTATTACGCTGTATGCTTTTGCTGATTTGAATGCAGATGCGACGAGCAGCAAGCTCGCGGAGTCGAAAAGGTTCGCCATGTTTTAGAGTTCTACCTCGGGCGTCCAGTCGTCCGAGAGCTGAACTTCAAAGATAAGATTTGATTCCTCTTGTGGCTCGATGGAGTTGTTCGCAACGATCGCCCACTTGCTCCCGTCAGGGTGTTGGCGTGGGTTCGCCCAGTTGCTTGTGATGCTTCCCTTGTACGCCTTCGCCGCGTTTACCTTTTGGTTGTACTGCTCAACCTCTTCGCGTGTTCCTATATACCACATTAGGTGTAGATGTCAAAGTGGTCGTTGATGTTCGTTTCGATGCCCGTGCGGTTGGAGGATTGGTCGGAGTCGAAGAATATAAATTCAAATAACTTCCCTTTGTATGGGAAAGCACCCCCCCCTCTATTGAAGAGCGTCAAAGCGTCCACCGTTGAACCACTCCTTACCGCATTGTCCGAGGTTTGCTGCGTCCCGTTAATGTAAAATCCGTTGCTCTCTGACAAGATGGAGTTCAAATAAATGTCATCAACCGCCACTCCCGTAGCATTTCCAAAGTCGTAGTTGCTTGTTCCTCGGATGTCAATGCCGAACGTCCCTGCGCCCCCTCTTCCGAGCGTGTCGTGAATTCGGTGGGTGCTTGTCCCGTTGCCGATTTCAAAGGTTATTTGATTAGCCGTTGTGCCGTCTGTCTTAAGCGCGTAAGTACTAAAAATTGCAACATCGCCCACGCTATCAATGACATTTGTGGCTTGCAGCATTGTGTCGCCAGCACCCAAGTCCCCATCCAAACAAGCGTATCCGTCAATTGTTACCACACTTCCCCCATCCACGATGAGCGGCTGCTCTGATTCGGTGGAGTTGGTCGCATCGTTGCCGTTGCCGCTTTGGTCGTACCATGTTGTGACCGCTCCGTCTGCGGTGGTTTGGGTGATAACTACGCTCTCAAGAAATCCCACATAATCGCCTTTCCCTGTTGAATTGAAGTAGATGATTGCCGTGTTGCTTGCGCCTTTTGTGAATGTGTAAGTGAATGTCCCCGTGTCAAGGTCGTGGTCTGTGATGTTTTGAAAAGTTCCATCAACAAACAGCCCATCCACAACTAAATTTGCACCTTCTATTGTTATGGTGACCGAGCATCCCTCTGTGATGTTAGACCAAATTGTCGTGGGAAAATTTAGGGCAGGGCGCAGAGCTGTTGTTGTCATTCCCGAAACATCTACTTTTAGGCGGTTGGTGTCATTGGACAAAGTAACCGTTCCTCCCCCCGCATTATTAACCGTCCATCCGTCTACATCTGCCGCCCAGTTGCTTGTATAGTGGTTGTAATCCTCATTCACAAAAGTGGTGAGAGCCGTACTATCCAAATCTCCGTTAGCATCGAAGCCTATATCTTGCTCCGTGTCATCCGATGACCTTCTCACCCGTATGGCGTTGAGCGTTTCGGCCTCGGTAAATTGGCGCAGAGAGTAGTAAGCTGTGACACCAACGAACTCGTCACCAAAACCGCTGTATTCAGGCGTGGGTGATGAACCTCCGACCGATGCCTCTGTCTTCACATAGCCTCCGACATCCGCCCCTTCGTTGAGCATCGCGCCCCAGAACTGAATGGATCGAGCCGCTCCGTCCGTTGCGTTCATTATGGCGAGGGTGTATGTTCCCGCTGTGGTCGTGGTGAAGTCAAAGTCGAACCTCGTCCAATCGGAAGAAAGAGCCGTGAACGAACCCACCCCCGTAACTCCTAACGCCTTCAATCGAAAGTCTTGTGAACCACTTGGAACTTTCGCGTGAACGCTGAAAGTGTAGGTGGTGGACGCTTCGAGCGTGACGAGCTGCTGAATCCTTGAGTTTACGTCTGCGGCAAAGTCCACGCGCTCGGCAGTAAGCTCTCCGTTCGGATCATTCGTGTTTTGTGCGCTGACTGATGCCCCCGTCCTTGTTATCCAGTCGAGGGTGTTGTCCATGTCCTCGGAAGCCTTCAGCAAGTTGAGCCCAAAGCCGGGAGGTGCTGAATCGATGAAGAGCGTGTTCGCGCTCCATGCCTTGTCCCCCCACCATGTGGACTTGTAAATCTCTCCCCAGTTGTTGCTGTTTGCCATATCAGTAGACCCAACGATTTGAACGCCTTGAATGATTCGGATGCATACCATCTTCCTGCGCTGCGGTGTACTCGGGGAAGCGCGTCGGATAGTATTCGAGGTGATCGACGAGCCGCCTCTTGTAGTGGTCGCCCACATCCGTCTGCTTGGTGATGAGAGCCTGAAGCTCATCGATGGAGGGCGTGGTCGCGTTCTCACTCTGATGCCTGAAGACCCCCGCGTTGCTCACCTCGTAGGCGTGGAACTGGTAGAACTCCGCAGCGGCTAAATGAATCAAGCAGGGCTGCACGAACTCGGTCAGCAGGGTCGAGTAGTTGCCCGCCAATGTGCTGCCGCTGATGTCGCTCTGGAGCTTCTCGTATAATTTCGTTCCGAGGATGGGGAGGATGTGGATGTCCTGCGCCACCTTGATGTGTGGGATGATCTTGTCGGTGTCCACGTTGCCCCCGATCAGCGTGTAGCGGATCAGGTCTTCCCTCTGTATAAATAGCACGTCGCTCATCGTCTCCCTTTATTTGGCATATCAATGGGGCGCGTCTTTGCGTCATCGTAGCCTGCGGGGTTCATGTTTTGAACGCCTGCGCTCTTCGCTGCGCCCTCACTTGTGCGCTTGTAGTTCTCTTCGATGTCCCTGCGGGTTGTTCCCTTCTCGGTCTCGTCCAATGGCTTGACCTTCCCGCCCACTTGCTTGCGCTTGAAGATCATCCGATACCAACGATGGTGACAATTCACGCCCCCCTTCCACCTGAAGATGTCGTAAGATGACGAGCCCTTCGGTGCGAAGTCGCTGTTCACTCCTGCGTTGCTCATCTTCTCGATGTCTTCCCTGCGGTAGTAGACTCCTTGGTTGGCATTTGCCACCATGTTCTTGCAGAAGGTGCGGCTGTTCTCCTTTGTCTTTTTAGGGTCGTAGCGGTAGCGGATTTTGTAGATGCCCCCGTCGTGGCGGCTCTTCTCCTCTGGGTCTGCGAATCTCTTGAAAAACTTGAAGACCTCCCCGTCTGGTTCGTCGGGGTCAGTCACCTCCTCCTCGTGAACGAGCTCCCACTCGTCGAGGTCTACCTTGTCGCCCTTGTCCTCGAGGTACTTTAGCCATGCCTCCTCCGCTGTCTCGCTGAAGTGAGGGGCTTCGATTGACATCTCGACCTTGTTCAGCTTCGCGGGCGTTGCGCTTGCCTCCATCATGACAGGGGAGAGGTCTTTGAAGTACAGCTCGATCTCCTGCCCGTTGTGTGCCATGACGCTCTCGGCTGCCTCTGTCACCAGATGCCTGAAGGGTTTGATGACGCTGTTCTTGAAAAGCTCATATGCGACCTGTAACTCCTCCGCGTTATTTCCGAGTCCTGTGTTGTCCTTGATGCCAAGCAACATTGGCGAGGTAATCCTGTGCGCCACCATGACCTTGCGAATGCACTCGTCGGAGAGGAACTGATACTGGTTGTGCGCATCGGATAGCTGCACCGCGTCGATCGTGGCCGCATTGTCTGGGCTGTCGTTGAAGGCGATGATGGCCTTGCCGCTGTTGGATGACCCTCCCCACTTCGCGAGGATGTCGCGCTCGATCTCGAACTGCTCCTCGATGGGTGGCACTCCGTTGTTGAAGTTGATCATCATGGACGGAGCGAGGCCGTTCTTGATGTTGTTCAAGTGGTAGTTCGCGATCTCTCCCTCGAGCTCCGCGTATTGAAGCCCTCCCTGATAATCGACAGGACAGAAGTAAACAGACCCGGGGCTGTACGATTCCACGCTCAAGATGGCCACGTCGTCGCCTGCTGCCTGATGCCCAAACGCGGGGAAGGCTTGAGGCGCGAACTTGGGGCTCTTTGCTTTACTCCAGTCGTTGGAAAAGTAGAAGGTGTCCACCTCGCCCTCGTCGTTCACCTTCGCAGGGCGCAGATAGTTGCGGGGGATGTGGAAAGCACCCACCACCTGACCCTTGTCGAGGGTGAGCTGAAAGGATGCGTGGCCGAAGAGCTTGAGGTCATGGCAGACCCTGCGCACGTCCTCGGCTTGAAATATCTTGATGAAATTGACATACGCCT